CAGAATACCAGCGCGTTTGGTCAAGGCCGGAAGCAGGGTCAAGAGCCAGTGGCATATTATACAACAACCCGCAACGCTTGTCAGCGAAGTTGAAGTTAATGCCTCCTAAAGGCCCACGGCCTGTTATAGCATCGGCAACTGATGTTCCCATAGGTGCATCAAACCACGTCATTGCCTTGTACAGGTTAGCCTTAACCTGCAACGCAGTGCAGATGTCGGTATCTGTTGAGAAGCCCGGCGCAATAAGCTGTTTAGCTTTAAAGCCATACTTATTGTACGCAATATCCCAACAGTCCATACCGGAGCGAACGCCGCTGCCAGTAGTCATACCGATAACATTGCTGTTGGTTACGAGTGTTGGGTCGAGGCAGATGTACGATATGTTGTATGTATCGTCAGGCAGCGTGCTGTTGTTTAACACCACGATGTTACCAAAATCATCTATGGTATAGTCAGTACCAACAACAGCGCCTGTGTCGGTAAGGCCATCACTTTCTAAGAACGCAACGAGCGCTCCTATTGGTGCGTTAACAAGTTTGGCCTTACCATTTAAGATGGTTACTACCTCCAGCGCAATCGCTTGCGTATGGATTGTAGGGTCAAATACATTCACTACCAGTATCGCCGATGGCTGGTTAGCAAAGATGGCAGTCAAAGCCTGCGGAATGGTAAAGCCCGGAACTTCTGAACCGTAGGTGGCTATGTCAGTCTTGCTGCTCACCAGCGACAGAACATTTGTTGGCCCCTTCGGAGAAATACCAACTAAACCAATTACAGACGACCTTACCACCTTTATGGCGCAGTGCCAACGGTTACGTTGACGAACTCCGTGCCATGCAAATAAGATACGCTCATATAAATTGTTTTAAAGGTTTTAAACTGTTACTAAAAGATACTATAATTACTACTACCCTAAGAACCGCCGACTCTAACCCGTTGGCTGTGTATATGGGTGTGTTGGACGCGATGTGTTGAATGGTTGCGGTGATGTATCTGCAATAGCGCCTGCAAGAGGGTTATCGCTGGTCATGTTGCCAGCAACCTGCATAGGGTCTATTTCTGCAAAAAGACCGAATGTTGCAAGGTTCATCAGGAGGTCGCTGGCTCCCGGAACGTCAGCCGATGGGTCTAACTCCGTTGCAACTCCGGGAACCAAACATATATGGTCTCCGAGAGTTGACAGCCGTAAGGTTATATCCCCAAGCCACGTTAAACTCAATGGTGTACTCATTACATTTCAATTAAAGATATTACCGGGGCTGTTGGGTCGTCAAGACCTTGCAACGGTAATGGGTCAGGTAATATAAGTTGCGCGTTAATTGTCAGGTCAGGGTTGCTGTCAGGAGGTAGTACCACGCCTTGATTTAAAGGCCCTGCTACTGCCATATCCTGCACCAACACTGATTTAGTACGGATATGAAATTCATACGTCCAAACCTCATCAACACGGCCCTTAGTGCCTACGTCAGGAAAACCAAACCACTTGCCGCTAATAGGCGCTTCACAGTCTGTTGGCGTGTACCCTATTAAAGCATCTTTAACTAATGCAAACAGGGTGTAGATACCAACCGGGCCGCGCAGCGTTCTTGACTGCAATGTAACAACAATCTCAATCCATTCCGGCTGCGCCATAGGGAGGGTTGTTATATCCTCTTTATAGTCAGAGTTATCGTAAGCAACTACCACCTTACCTATGTTTGTCGGTCTCTTGTAAGAGCCATCATCACTCGGCAGGGCGATAACCTCTGCAACTGCCACCGGGTCTATATAGGTGAGCAACTGCGCTACAATATCATCCTCAAGCTGGTCGGGTCTCATTATTATGATTGCTGTTCTAATGTTGCGACAAATGTCTTTCCGTCATACTTAGCTTTAATCTTTCTCACATCATATACCACATCGTTACTGCCATCGGCTGCAAATGATATGGTTACACTTTCAACATGCGTTGTATCTCTTACTGATGCCTCAAGGCCGATGAAGTATTCAAATTTATACTCCATTTCAGGAAACAGCAACTCGTAATTTAAGTTGAGCAGTACCGTTTCGTTCTTTGTGGCATCTTTAAATAGTATCACCGCATTTTGGGTCGGCCCACCAGCGAGAGGAGACCATGTAGCTTTGTAACCGAATTGAGCGTTTACAACATCCATCATGGAACTTTGCATTAAGTCAAACGGACTTCCTCCCTCGCCTTGTGGCCTCGCCATAGAAAATGTAATTAAAGATGCTTAAAAAATTACGATGTCGCCATCAACCCCGCGTTCTGCAACAGAACCAACAGAGCGTTAAACTCCGCAGTTGAAGGCGAACCTACCGCAACGCTTGCTGCCTGAAATAATGCTTGTCCGGGCTGGTCTGAACCTATCAGGTTTACAACGCACGTTGCATCACCGTGAGCGCAGGCGTAGTACAGGACACCTAAGAATACTGTTGTGGCACTACCAGTGGCAGTAACATTACCCGCAGTTGTATCCCAATATACGCGCTGGCCCTGTACGCCAGTGAAGCCTGATTGCGGTAGCTGGTAAGCGCCGTCCATGTTTACAGCACCCACATCGCCTACGGCAATATCTGTAACTGCAATCCCGGCTACACCTCCAACCACTGCTACTGAACCCGAAGGTATCAGCGCTAATGTACCGTTTGTGTAATCCATTACACGCCCGGCGGCAATATAGTTATTCATTAGAATGAATTTTGTTGTTTAAAAATAGGGGCGGCGTTAACCGCCCCGTTTATTGTCAGTTACTTAAAGCACCTTAAAGGTTATGCTCCCGGATTTTTCACAAATCCCCTCCAGTCAATAGCCTTAGCGCCAAAGACCATACGGGCTTTCATTTCTACTCCGTCAACATCCCATCCCTCACGCATTGTGGTGAACAGTTCGCCTTCGCCTTCGAGGAATGAATACTCAATAGTATCAATGCTTGAAGGTGCAGCGATAATGTACCAGCTATCGTCAGTGATACGTGGCTCTACGATAATCTGCATAGTGCCTTTCCACACATTGATATTAGCTGGCTCTGTTGGGTTATACGCAGAGGACATAAACTGCAACGCAAGCTGCTCCATTTCAGGGCCTACAACGAGGTAAGCCGGACTAAGGTTCAGGAACTGGTTGCCGCGCACACCCATCTGTGTACGCATAGCCTTACGAGCAAGGCCGAGGTTGTCAATGTCTATGGTGCTACCTGTTACAAGGTTATTGTGCTGCGAGGAGAACAGTGCATTACCATCACCCATGAGCGGGTTGCCTGTCATAATACCCCATACAACATCAGCCTGCTGGCGCTGTGCCATTTCAACAACGATACCCGGTACGCGGCTAATAAAGCCCAAATCATCGTTAATCATGGCTTCCCATGTAAACCCGATTTTCTTGCCGTATTTAACCACCTGATAGCTTTCCTTACTGTCAGTCAGGTAATCGTTCTTGTATTCGCCGCCTTGTTCTATTTCGTCCATATTGCCACCTTCGGAAAGCTGTGCAATATTTTTTGGACGGAAGTCCTTAGCGGTGCTTTGCTTACAGAAAGAACGCCATTCGCTCTTATAGCTTTCGTACTGCGCACGGAGGGTACGGTTCATCAAGTTACCCAAGATAATTGGGAAGTCAGATGTTGACTGCATACCACCAGCACGGGAAAGACCGAGAGCAGCCTGCGCTATCTCTATGCGGCTCATACCGCGAGTGCTTGTGCCTGCGGCTTCCAAACACTCCTTACCAATATCGAAGATGCTAAAACCACGATACTGCGCTCCCATGTCAGTTGCCTTGAACAACTGTGGCAGGGCGCGTGTCAGGATAGCATCAGACATTGCGGTGCGGCGTTTGTCGGCTTCATCCTTAGCAACAGAAGTAGCGATACCGCTATTACCGTGCGTTTGGCTTCCGCGCTGACCTTCTGCCAGTTTAGCTATGATAAGGCTACGACATTCGTCAATAGTCTTATTGTTAGCTATCAATTCGCGTGCGTATGTCAGGTCAAGGCCACCTGTGTAGCAGGCTTCCAAAATCTGCATAGAGCGTGTGTCGTTCGCTGGCTCTGCTGGTTGAGCAGCAGGAGCAGCAGGAGCAGCAGCAGGAGCCGCCGTAGGCGCAGCAGCAGCAGGAGCGCCACCGCGCTCACCACCACCCGCAGGCGTAGGCTGACCACCACCAGTACCCCCTTCACTGGCAGTGCCAGGATCGAGGTGTCTCTTAAACATTTGGTTATGGTTTGAAATTAATAATACATCGGTTGGAGGCGGTAATTCGCCATCTTTATTACGCACACCCGCTGTGGGGTCTGCGGGAACTGGAACAAACGAAACCTCATAAGGTTGCCATTTAATAGCACGATATGTAGGTATCTTATTCTCCTTTGCTACGCCCACTGATTGTGAACCTGCTGCGTCAACTTCTTCATACTCTGTAACGGTATAGCCGACTGATACATTTCGTACCACGCCTTCTGCAACCCTTTGCATGAGTTTTTCGCCGGGGCCGTCAGGCTGACCATTTTTACCTGCATCGCTGGAGAAACGCAGAGTAGCATACCCCTTGCCGCCTTCGCTGTATCCACGCTCAACAACACCGGGGAGGTTTGCTGCCCACCCCATGTGTTGTGCGTATCCAGCATTGGCGCACCGTTATTAAGAAGTGAAAAATCGCAAGCCTCACCATCAAACGAGAGTATCTCGTAGTAGCGTTCGTAGTATCCCATAAGGACAGGAGCATCGGTGGCAAACACGACCGTAACGGTACGTTTTAAAAGGTCTAAGGTATCAGGCAAAAAAGATGCTGAAACCTGACTTTTTGATGCCGCCCGAACAACTGTTTTAAGAGTTTCCGGCATTGCAAGAAATTTG